CTCCTGCTGTACCTGTACTATCTGGCGGAACTCCGTCATACATAGATACTGGTTTACTATCTAAGTTAGATGCTGATGGGAATAGTATTAATAATCTTTTAGCACCTCCTGAAGTAAAGTTAGCATATCCTAATGTTGATAAACCTGCTGAATCACTATCAGACATATCTGCTAAAGATTTACTTGCAACTTCATTTACAGTACCTCCTACATAAGAAGGACTAAATGAAGAACTACCTATAGATCCACTAGCAAATTTATCAATAACTGAACCTGCTGAAATATCTACTCCATCTCCTCCTGAATCTCCTAATGATGCTATTGCTGTTGCTTCATTAGCTGCACTACCTCCATCCCAACTATAAAAATATACTAATCCTCTTGCTGCAGCTACTTCTAAAGTTCTACCACTATAAGTAGTTTCTTTACCAAAATTATCTTCTATTGCTGCATTATAAGTAATAGTCTCTGCTGCAGTTATAGCTGTTGATGCTTGAATCTGATAAGATGATGAATTAGCATTTTGAGGTACTGCTTGTAATTTAGAAGCACCAGCTCCACTTAATGACATTGAGAATGGAGTATCACTTTCTGCATCTGTTATAGTTACTGTACTTAAATTAGTTCCGGAATCTATTGATGCAGTTAAGTTAGCTGATACATCACTAAACGATGCAGTAGGTCCTAAGTTAGGTCTTACCGCTACGCTTATACTACCAGACCCTATGTTATTATATTGATCTTGATATGTTATAGTAGATGATATAGTAGCTCCTGATCCTGTTGTAGAACCGCTTAAATGCACTCCTAAAGATAAGTTACCTGAACTGTTTACTAATATAGCTGCATTAGATGAAGTAAATGAAGTTACTGCTGCACTATTATGTTGAGGAGAATAAGTAACACCTAAATCTCCTTGAGTACCAGTTCTACCATTTATATTAGTTACTATATTACTTTCACTTACTGCTGATTCAATTATTCTAAAAGTTCCATTAGTAGTTAAGGTACCAATAGGTGATTGAGTTACAGTAAATGTATCTGTTGATGTTCTTGTTGCAAAACTAGCTGTATCTGCTATAGAAGCAGTTATTTGATATGTGCCTGCACTTAAATTAGCTGTTGGTCTAATAACGTATGTACTACCTACTTTAGTTGCAGATAATGCTGCACCTGCAAAAGAAGAAGTAAATGAATTAAAGTCTATAGTATCTCCTTCAGTATCACTAAATGTTAAAGTTACTAAAGTATTACCTGGTCTTGCACCATTAGTATTTTGATTAGCAGTAGTATCACTAAACGTAATAGTAGGTGCTACGTTATCAGTTATATTAACTGTAAATGTTGCTCTAGTTTCAGTTCCAAAATCATTAGATCCAGTTATTTCTCCAGATAAAGAATCTCCTCCTACATCACTAGATCCTGATATATTTCTTGCTACTCTTAAATATCCATTACTATCTACAGCAAAATCAGCTGTAGGTTGAACTGACCAAGTAACTGGTGATTGATTTGAAGTAAATTGTGCTGTTGTACCAGTATACCCTGAGCTATCATCATAAACGTTAGAGCCTGATAAAGCTGATTCTATAATATAGAAAGCATTATTACCTCCAATAGTTAATGCTTGATCATCTGCTATTGACATTGATATGTCTGCCGAAGCAGTCACTCCATTAAATGCATCTGAGACTGATGCTCTATAGACATAAGAATTTATTAAATCAGAGTTTAACACTACTCCGGCTTTTCTTGTGACTACTCCAGAAGAGTTCATTTGGAATGCATCTTCAGTTGGATCAGTCTTTTGTGCAGTACCTGAATAAGTACCTAATGCAACATTATTACCATCTAAAGCTAATGACTTTAAATTAAAGTTACTAAATGTAATAGTATCACCTTCTGGATCAGAAGCTGAAATGGTTCCTACTGTAGTACCACCGTCTGAATCTTCATTTATACTTCCTAGGTTTTGATTACTTATACTAGGAGTTGCATTATCTACTACAGTTATAGTTATTGGTAATCTAGCTACTGCATCTACATCTTGACCTGCTACTGCATGTTCATCTGATGCTGTTACGCTAAATGTATAAGAAGTTTTTGCTTCATAATCTAATGATGCAGTTACTTGAGTTACTGATACATAATTTGAAGACTTAGTTAAACTGAAATGACCAGTTGAATCAGATTGCGAAGTATAGTTATAGTATCACTTTCAGCATCTGTAAAATATATTTTTGCTACTTCTCCTGCAGAAGCATTTTCGTTTCTAGAAGCAGAGAATCCATTAGTAAGTACATTACCTCCCGGTCCAGTTAATCTCCATACTGGAGCTGCATTAGGAGTTACTGTTAAGTAAATTGTTTTATTTACTGTTGCACCAAAAGTATCAGTTGCTTTTAATATTATAGGATGAGCATCTTCTCCGTCTCCTCTATCTTCAGTATTCATTGATGCAGTAGCTAAAGTATTAAGAGTCATTACTCCATTAGTTGCTACTTTTACAAAGTTTGCAGTATATGCTGAACTAGTACCAAAAGTTAATGCTTGACCTTCTGGGTCTGTACCTGCTACTGTTGTTATAGTAGAATCAGCTGCTGTAAATTCAGCTACAGTTTGATTACCTGTAGTAATAGTAGGAGCTGTATTAGGGAAGAATATAGCATCTAAAAATTCAGTTATACTACCTGAAGTTCCTGGATTAAATGATGAAGTAAAGAAACCAGGTAAATGAGTTTGTGATATTACTTTATTACCATCGTAAGTTATATTACTAAAGCCTGAAGCTGCTGCTGATGCAGATATTTGAGCTGAACCAGATACAGTTCCTGATGGTACTGAGGTTAAATATGAACTTGTAGCTGCCGATAATACGTTTATTTCGGTAGTATTAGTTACTATATTTGATGCTAAAGAAGCACTTGCAACTGCGAATGCACCGCTTACTTCAGATTTTAATGCTGCAGTACTTGATAATGCATAAGAACTAGTAGCAGCTGATAAGACGTTTATTTCAGTTGTATTAGCACTTACTGTAGATGCTAAAGAAGCACTAGTAATATCAAATGCTCCACTTACTTCTGCTTTTAATGCAGCTGTACTACTTAAAGCATAAGAACTTGTAGCGGCAGATAAAACGTTTATTTCAGTTAAATTAGTAGCTATAGCTGAAGCTAATGAAGAACTAGCTAAAGTAAATGAACCACTAATATTTGAGCTTATTTGATTAGAGCTACTTACTATATTAGAAGGTATTCCAGTTAATTCACTATAAGCACTCGCACCTGATTCTCCTCCTGAACCTGTATGTATGGTAAGATCGAAAGTATCACCATTACCTTTAGTAAATGTTAATGTATTTAAATTAACTGATGCAGTTTGTATTAAACTTCCTGTTTCTCCTGAACCTACATTATTAATTCTAGTAGCTAAAGAAGCAGATGTGACAGCAAATGCTCCAGATACTTCAGATTTTAAAGCGGCAGTTGAACTTGCTGCAAAAGAACCAGTAACAGCAGTTAATCTAGTAATAGCTCCTGCATTAGTTACTATATCTGCTTCGGCAGAAGTTAATGATGCTGCTAAAGAAGAACTAGCTATAGTAAATGAACCACTAATATCAGTTTTTAATGCAAATGAACCAGTAGTACTATTAGGTACTACGTTAGTAGCAACTGCAAATGAACTAGTACCTGCATTAATTGCAGCTATACCTTCATTGTTAGCTATAATTCTATCAGCTAAAGATGCTGAAGTGATATTAAATGAACCTGATATTTGATTTTTAAGAGCAAATGAACTAGTTACACTATTAATCGAACCAGAAATAGCACTTTTTAATGCATAAGAACTAGTTGCAGCAGTTAATGTTCCAACATTAGCTGTATTTGTTGCTATATTGGATGCTAAACTAGCACTAGTTACTTTAAATGAACCGGAAATACCCGTCTTTAATGCATAAGAACTTGAAGCTGCTTGTAATGAGTCAACTTCAGCTTGTACTGAAGCAGAGAAAGTATTTAACGCTGCTGTACTATCTGATTGACTTATGAATCCAAATGAAGTTATCTGTGCTGAGCTAGAAATAGTACCGGCAGGAGTACTAGAAGTAACAAAGCCAAATGCAGTCATTTGAGTTGATGAAGATATTATACCAGAAGGTACATTTACTAAATCATTATAAGTCGAAGCAGTAATAAATCCTAGTCCAGATATTTGTGCTGAACTAGATATTGATCCAGCTGCTGATTCTGATACAAATCCAAGGGCAGTTAATTGAGTTGAAGATGATATTATATCAGATCCAGATTGGAATCCTAAGTCTTTAAGTTGTTGTGATGAAGATATAACTCCATGAGCTGCTACATTAGTAAAAAATGATGATGTACCAGCATTAATTGCATCTATTCTACCACTTAATGAGCCTGTAGCAGTTCTTAATACAGCTAATTCAGAGTTTACTGAACCTGTATGGGTACTAATTGATGCAGTATAGTTGTGTATAGAGCCAGTAAATAGATTTAAAGCTCCTACTTCAGGATTTGATCCTGATTGAAGATTATCTATACTTAGTACTATATCTCGGCCATTAACAGAAAAGCCACTAGCACCAGATACATTAAGACCACCTACAATTTCTACATTGTTTGAAGTAGGTCTAATCTCATAAGTGGTACTCGCGCTTTGAAAAGTTAATGAACCTGTTAACGCACCTGTATATCCTGCCATCTATACAATTAATTTTTTTTAATAATTACGAAACGATTAAGAGAAACTTTCTTTTAAATAAATAGAAGTAAGTTTTAAAGCCGACTGACTGATTCAGCATTAAATTTTATAGATGACTTACCATATACCTTTAAAGTATTATAAGGTTGTGCATTTATAGTGTCTGTTATTATGTGACCCAATAAATTTATTGTAAATTCAGTCTTAACTATCCTATCATTTCCTTGAACTAATTCAGAAGACGTAGTATAATTATCTATCATAGCTCTAAATTTAAATTTATCTGGATCTCCCCAATAAGAATCAGATGCAAAATTAATTCCTTCTATAATTTTATTATTTTGTTCTATGTAATCAGTAAATATCATACAAGAATATACTATATTAACATAATCTGGTATAGCTACTGCATAAAATTCTTTATCTTCTGTTCTATTATTTAATCCATTCTTTATACTAAAATTATCGTATACGTTTTTTCTTGAAAATTTCTTTTGAAATATACCATAATTTACAGGATGATTACCATCTAACTTATTTCCTAAGTTTCTATTTTTTTCTATACTATCTCTTCTAAAGACTATTAACGGAGCTTGCATTTTACCGTTCTTATCTCTATAGAATCCATCTTTTTGCATAGCAGCCCATCTTTCAGGTGAACCGTATACTAAAGGAACATTGATTCTTTTGCCGTTTTGAGTAACTGAAGGTCTTAATACGTCATTAAAGTAGTAAAATAGTGCTTCATCTATATCTTTTATACCTACTTTTAAAGGTTCTACGTTATCTCCCTTTACGCTACGTTGATTTGCTCTATCTTTAGCAGTATTAACCCTTGGACCAGGGTTTACTTCTACTCCTCTATCAGGATTCTTGTAAGGAACTGCTACTTCTATAGATAATTCCTCTTGACTCTTAGGTATTGGTTTATTTCCTGCCATTTTACTCTCTATTTACTACTTCTCTTATTCCAACTCTATCTGCTCTAGTCAAATGACAGTCTACTATTATAGAAATAGACTCTCCATACTGACTTCCATAAGAAGTAAGGTTATAATTATTGTCTCTACCGTAGAATAGCTGATTTTCTCTTACTGTGTCTACCTCATAAAAGTCATTATGCCATTCTATTATATCACCTACCTCAGTTACTAGGTCTACGTCTTGTAGATCCCTTCTAATAAAGGCAAATGATGCTTCTCTACCTAAATTAGGTCCAAATTCTTGTATATCTATTACTTGGTCGCCTCTAGTTATTAAACAATTAAGTTTTACTGCTGTAAAGTATGACTTTTGCATAGATTCTCCGTATAAATTAATCTCTGAGTCAGCTATACTTAATTTATGATATAGAATTTCTTGTTCTACTATATCTTTTAATAGTTCTCTATTAATTTGTACTAATAAATCAAAATCTCTATTACTTCCAAATAACATTACTTATCTTCTATTGTTTCTTCTGCTATCTGAACGTCAGTTATAACAGAATACTTGTTTATTGCATTACTTTTAAACGATTCAAATGCTTCTTTCGCATCTTTTTGACTTACTAACGCTACTTTATATGTATTACTTAATAGTTCTGGGTTATTTCCTGCATTAGTAACGGTTGTAACACCAGGTAAAGCTCTTAAAAGATCGTCTAACTGTTTAGGATTAGCATCTTCAGAGTAAATTACTCTAGCCATAGCTTCAAACTTATTAAATTCGATCTGTTCTATAATATATGCTAACTTCATTATCCTATATATATTGTATAAGGTACATCGCTCAATGTTTTTCTTAAATTATCGCTTTCAGTAGCTTGTCTTTCTAATTGAGCTGATCTTGAAGTTTGTTCTAAAGTATCTCTTAGTTGTGTTAATAAGTTTTCTTTTTCAGTTCTTGCATCAGCTAATAGATCAGCTTGATTTAAAGTAGCTTCTGAACCAGGAACAGGTACTGTTTGATATTTACCTCTAATATATCCTAATATTTCTTTAGCTAAAGCTAACGTATATTGAAATATCCATTGCCTTCCTACACTATTAATCTGAACATATTCAGGATTACTATAAGGTACTTCAGCTACAGTAGATACATTACCTACACTATCATTAGGAGTTACATCTTTTTTATCACTTACTTTATAATATTCAAAATAAAGATTACCTGAGTTCTTTGGAATAGGAAATATCTTTAATTGATTATTTACTAATTCAAATGTATAAGCAGATCTTCTTATTTGATCATTAAATTCTATAGCTTGCATTTTTAAAAGATCAAAAGATGCAGGCATTAATAAAAAGTTTACTCCTGGACTAAATGAACCAAAGTCAAAAGCGTCCATTAACGATTGAATTCCTGTACCGGTACCTGCAAAAGGATCAAAAAACCTTTGTATAGCAGGTGGAGCTTCATAAAATACTTTTCTTACTTCTATAGAATCACCATCACTTAAGCTTGCACTTGCAGCTGCCCAAGCATTTAGGTCATAATTTTGTCTTGATGCTGATACTGCTAACGAACCTGTATGTTTAGTTACATTACCTCCAACTTCAGCTTCTGTACCGTAATTTTTAGATATTTCTACTAAAGGAGTTAAATTAGGTTGTACTACTTTATTATTTAACGAACTACCTGTAGGTGAACCTTGTATATTTAGATAATTTTCTCTAATTTTATACTGGAAGACTTCATTACCGTAAGTTGTAACT